AGTAATGGTTCTGTTGGTAATAACTCATCTTTTGGTAGTTTGCTTATTGCCTATGCTGGTGGCGGAGGTGCTGGTGGAAATACTTCATCAGGAGGCGGCTCAGGAGGCGGCGGAGGCGCTACTTCTGTTGGAGGTTCTAGTACAAGTACAGCAAATACATTGGGAGGTTCTGCATTTGTTGCAAGCACAGGAGGAGGTTCTTTTTCAGATAATCGAGGTGCAGGAGGTAGTGGTACTGCGATTGGTAATCCTTCTTTTTGGGGTGGATCTAGTGGAGGTGGGTCATCCTCAACAGGAACGGCAGGTCAAGGCGGTTATGGTTCTTGGTTTAGTGGAGGCGGTGGTAGTGGCGGCGCTGGATTGACCGCCGCTAATGCTCAATCAGCGGGAGGAAATGTTGGTGCAAATGGTGGCGTAGGCGCAATTGCTTCTAGTGGTGCATTAGTCGGCGGTATTGCTGGTGGCGGCTCTGGTTTACAAGGTTTATCAGTTGCTGGTTGGGCTGGTGGAGGTGGTTCTGGCGGCGGTTCTAATGCTACATCTACAGGCGGACAAGGTGGAGATGGCGGCTTCCCATCTGGTGGTGGTGCGGGTGGTGGCGCAGGTAATACAACTGGTGGGGCAGGTGGTAAAGGTGCGGCAGGTCAAGTTAGAGTGTGGGGCTGGTAATGATACTTAATTCGACAACTCAAACACTTGAAATATTGCTTAGCTCTGCGGTAGCAACTAATCAATCACCTGTAACTGTTGACTATGTGTCATTTACTTCAAGCGCAACTACACCGTCTGTTCAATTGAGTACAACAAACTCTACAACTGCGGTAACAATTCTTTCTGCTCCTGCATCTAGTACGCAATACAAAATCAATGGCATTACTGTTGCTAATAAAGACACATCGCCAATAACAATAACTATTCAAATTAACGATAATTCTGTAATTTATGCTGTTGCTCAATCAATGATTCTTGCTGTTGGTTCAACGCTTCAATTTACAGATACAAGAGGTTGGTTTGTTATAAATGCTTCTGGTCAGATTTTATCTGCTCAAAGTTTTGCTTATGCAGATGTAAGAATTTACACATCTAACGATACATGGACTAAACCCACTGGTGTATCTCAAACTTATGTAGAGGTGGTTGGTGGTGGAGGCGCTGGTGGTGGTGGATATGGAGCTACTTCTGTCGCTGCTCGTCCCGGAGGCGGTGGCGGTGGCGGTGGAAATAGATTAAGTGCTGTTTTTCAAACATCTGATTTAACTGGAACAGTTAGCGTTACTGTTGGAACGGGAGGGACTGGTGGAGCTGGCGGTGCTAATGGCTCAACAGGTATTAGTGGTTCTAGTGGTGCAAATTCAAGTTTTGGTACATATCTTTATGGGTATGGTGGTGGTGGAGCAGGCCCGGGAGCATCAATATCTTCTGCTGGCGGTGGAGGTGGAGGTGGCGGGGCAACTAGTATTGGTGCATCAACTACAACTAGTGCTGCTGCTTTAGGAGGTTCTGCTTTTGTAGTGAGTGCCGCAACAACCTTATATGCTACAAATATTGGTGGTTCAGGAGTTGCTGGCGGAAGTACTACTGTTGCAGGTAACTCAAGTTATTTAGGCGGTGGTGGTGGTGGAGGTGGCGTATTAAATACAGTTGCAGGTAATACTGGTGGAAGTTCATATTATTCCGCTGGTGGAGGAGGTGGCGGTGGAGGAATAACTGCCGCCAATGCGGGTACGGCAGGTGGCGCAGGAGGTTCTACTGGTGGTTCTGCAACTGGCGCAGGAGGTGGTGGTGCAGGTGGGGCATTAAATAGTGGTTCTCCGGGTACAGCAGGAGCAACGGGGTCAAGTATTGCTTGTGGTGCAGGTGGCGGCGGAGGCGGCGCTCAAACAACCAGTGTAACAGGCAATAATGGAGGCGCAGGTGGATTCCCCGGAGGCGGTGGCGGAGGCGGTGGCGGATGTGGTTCTGGTGGTTTTGGCACAGGCGGAACAGGCGGAAATGGTGGTAACGGTCGTGTGGTAGTTTATAGTTGGTAAAAAAATGATACTTGATACAACAACCAGAAAACTTCAAATTTTGCTTGGTGCGGCAGTTACTGCCAATCAATTACCTGTTGTTGTTGATTATGTAGATTTCACATCAACAACGACAACACCAGCAGTTCAGCTTTCAACAACAAATAGCACCACTGTTGTGGATATTCTTTCTGCGCCAGCAGCGTCAACGCAAAGAAAAGTTAATTTAATAACCGTTGCAAACAAAGATACAGACTTTGTAAACGTCACCATTCGTTTGAATGACAATACAACTTTATACAACTATGTAGCATCAATGGCACTTGCTCCTAATTGCACATTACAGTTTACTGACACAAGAGGCTGGTCAATAGTTGATGCCAATGGCAATGTATTAATTGCACCAACTGCGGTAGCAGATATTCAAGTATTTACGGCTAACGGCACATGGACTCGACCTACTGGAGCAACATATTCACTTGTTAATTGTTTTGGTGGTGGAGGTTCTGGTGGTGGGGGTGTAGGTAACACAGCAACACCTAGTGCTACTGTCAGACCGGGTGGTGGCGGTGGTGGCGGAGGATTACATACACAAATGCAATTCTTAACTGCTGAATTAACTCCCGCTGTTGGCGTTACTGTTGCGGCTTCAAGATTAGGTGGAGCTGGTGGAAATTTTAGTGTTGGTACTGCTGGAAGTGCTGGGTTTACATCTCAGTTTGGAAATTTTTTGGTTGCTTATGGCGGTGGTGGCGGTGGAGTTTCTGCAACTGTTGGCGGTGGCGGAGGAGGAGGAGCAGGAGGTTCTGCTGTAGGAGCTTCATCAACAACAGCAACAGGTGCAGTTGGTGGATCATGTGCAACAATTGCAGTAAGTGCAGCAACTTCTTCAGACGATTATAGAGGGGCTGGTGGGGGAACTGGAAGCACATCTCCTTCTGCTGGAGGCTCGTCATATCTAGGTGGAGGCGGAGGAGGTGGGGGATCAACTTCAACCAATACCGCTGCAACAGGCGGCTCATCTTATTTTTCTGCTGCTGGCGGTGGGGGTGGTGGTGGTATTGATTCAACAAATCCCGGAACATCTCAATTAGGTGGTGCAGGAGGTTCAACTGGCGGCGCAGTAACTGCGGCAGGTGGTGGGGCAGCATCAGCGGCAATTAACACAGGAACAGCATCAGCCGATGGTGCGGCGGGGGATTCAACCAAAGCTGGCGCTGGTGGCGCAGGTGGGGCAGCAAATAATGCTGGTACTGGTTCTGCTGGAGGTAATGGTGGATTCCCCGGTGGTGGCGGCGGAGGGGGTGGTGGTGGAACTACTCTTGGTGGTGCAGGCGGTAATGGAGCAGCAGGAAAGGTAGTGGTAATTTCATGGTAATTCGATATGCAATGATTCGTGATGGCGTTGTTGAAAACGTCAGTTTGTGGGATGGTGACTTGAATAGATGGCAACCGCCTGAAGGTATAGTTTGTATTCCAGCCCCTGATGAAATTGGAATTGGATGGTTTTGGGATGGTCAAAACTGGATTGCCCCTATTATTTTGGATCAAACTGAGACATAAAAAATGGAAATAATACAAGTTGGATTTTTGGGGCTTACACTCTATCTACCGGCAACTTTTTGATGTTTTTTTAAAGTAAAATTTGATGGACAATTTTTACGGCGGCGCTTTCTTTTCTGGCGATTTCTTTTCTGCTATTATCAACACGATTGAGCAGACTTTGGTCAAACTTCGGTCGTTCACCGAAAGAAGGAGATTTTGAATGGCAATTAACCTCAAAGCAATTACCTCTACGATGGGGTATCAGCAGATCACAAGTCTTAGCTCTGCCACCAAATTGACAGTGCCCCCAAGAGATTTAAATGGTTTGGTAGGTACACCCCGTATTGCCATTATTACTCCCGAAACTCAAACTGTGCGTTGGCGTGATGATGGCGTAGCACCTACAGCTTCTGTTGGGATGCCTTTGGCGGCAGGCGTCACTTTGCAATATGACGGAGATTTATCTCAGATTCAATTCATTGAACAAACTGCTGGCGCAAAATTAAACATTACCTACTATTCATAACGAGGCCAAAATGAATGTTTCTAACGACACCCCCGCTTTGAATTACGTTGACTATTTCACCAAGCAGTTGCCAATAGATTTGGCCGCAATGGCCGCTTTGCGTGATGAATTGGCAGTGCGTCAAGGCGCGTTATCTGCTGCTCAAGACGCAGTGGCCGACCGTGCTAAGGCTGCTAGCGAATTGGTTGCCGCAAGAGAACAATCAGCAGTTATGTTAGCCGCAGCCAAAGACAAAAACGACAAAGCCAACGTTAAAACCGACGAACTTGCGGCCCGTGAAACTGAATTAGCTGATCAAGTTAAAGCGTTTGAGACTTCCAGCGCCGAGCGTAATGCTGCGTTGACCATACGCGAAAATAATTTTGACACCCGCGAACGCCGCCAAAGCGAAAATCAAACTCGCTTGGATGCGTTAGAAGCCAAGTTGGCCGAAGACCAAGCTAGCCTTGATGCCCGCGTGAAAGATTTCCAAGCCAAAGTTGCCGCATTGAAGGCATAATGGCAAAAACCCTTACTGGTGAGGTTCACCAGGGAATCATTGAGATTCAAAAATGACTGAAGAAGTCCAACAACCCTTAGCGGAAGTAGACTCCGCGCCCGTAGCAGAAGTGACGGCCACTCCTGAGACAAACATAAATGCGCCGGAAGTCGCTGAAGAAGCACAAGAACCTTCACGGGTTTTTACCCAAGAAGAGCTTGATGCAGCAATCGGCAAAAGGCTTGCAAGAGAACAACGTAAGTGGGAAAGAGAGCAGGCTCAACGTCAAGCGGAAGCCCAAACGCTGAGAGCGCCAGCAACAATTCCGTCAGTCGATCAGTTTGAAAGCACTGAAGCCTATGCAGACGCATTGGCCTACCAGAAAGCCGAACAACTGCTTGCCCAGCGAGAACAAGCAAGGCAGCAATCTGCAATCATTGAGTCTTATCACGAACGCGAAGAAGAAGCTCGGTCTAAGTATGATGACTTTGAACAAGTCGCCTACAACCCAAAACTTCCAATTACTGACGTGATGGCTGAGTCGATCCGAGCCTCGGATATTGGTCCTGAAGTAGCTTACTACTTAGGGGCAAACCCCAAGGAAGCGGAACGAATTTCTCGTCTTGCGCCTATCGTGCAGGCTAAAGAAATTGGGAGAATTGAGGCCAAGATGGCCAGTGATCCTCCCGTGAAACGAACCACGTCTGCGCCAGCACCGATTTCGCCCGTCACTGCTCGCTCCTCTGGGGGACCTGCTTATGACACTACAGATCCACGGTCTACCAAGACCATGACGGATTCGCAGTGGATTGAAGCTGAAAGAGCAAGACAGATAAAAAAGTTGCAGGCTCAAGCCAACCGCTAAATAATTTTTAAAGGACTTTTTCCATGGCTAATAGTATCTTAACGATCGACATGATCACCAGAAAAGCTCTTGAGATTCTCGAGAACAACCTGGTGCTCACCCGTAACGTGAACCGTCAGTACGACGACAGCTTTGCTGTTGAAGGTGCCAAGATTGGTTC